ACGAACCTTTGACCAATCGCTGGAAGCATATTTATATTTGCTCTTTGCTATGCGATTCTCGACAGTGATGTAAAAGACATCATTAATTGAGAGGTCAAGTGCTTCATCGGTCAGTACTGGGGCGTTTTCATCATAGCCTACAACCACATCACTGGTTAGAGTTTCCGACCTTCCATCCGGCAACGTGGCTTTACATGTAATAGTTGCCTTGCCTGGCTTTATGGCCTTTACAATGCCGTTTTTAGGGTTCACCGTGGCTATCTTGGGATCGCTGCTTGTAAATTCGTATTTGGTTCCCTTTATGTTGTCTACAATGTTAATATCGTAAGATGTTGCTGTTGCAAGTGATACGGATGTAACGGTTAGGGATGGAGTGGTTATTTCCTCTACTACGGCAGTTTCGTCACGCTCCAGTAGTTGCACATAAATATATCCCGTTTTCGCTTGATATATTTGATCTCCTGGTGTAAATGTCCACTTTATTTTTTGCATATTAGTTGTGCTTGAATCGTAATCGGAATACGAAAATGTTCCAGTGACAACATTACCGACTTTACTATACATTTTTACATTAGGCAAAATATTATAAATATCATCACCTAAATATCCATTATATACATCATACATATCTGATCTGTCGCCTAGTTCTATTTGATTGGATGCTGCTGTTATTGGAACTTTAAAAACAATTTTCTCATAAGGAAGCAGTATTTCACAAATCAAATTTACTGTTTGTTGGCCTTCCGCAATAATATAATCAGGATTTTCCCAGTATAATAAATTAGATGTCGCAACAGTATCTCCCTTTGTTACTATTCCAATGAGACTAAAGTCTTTTAATTTTTGACCTTTATAAAACCCATCACTATTAGGATTAGTGGCAATAAATGAGATATTATAATTGCCATCCACAGAGATTAAATTAATAGCCTGTGCCTTTGCTGTATGTTCCGTTGCAGAACATGTAAATGAAAGAATGAATGCAATTGCAAATATGATTATTTTCTTCATCATAACACCTCCTATTGGTATTATACCATATTGTTACAATTATACAACAAAAGTTACAAGTAATTTATTGTGGACAAAATATTATTAATTTGCTCTTGTAGACCTTTTATGGTTTCCTGTTGATCCTGAATTACAGCTATGGCTGGGGATATAAATTCATCATTTCTTAGCCCGTAAGCATATCCAATGACTTCACTATTAGTGTCGTATTCACCATATTCATCTCTTAATGCGTGCATAGGAGATTTAATAAATGCAGCCAGATCTTTCGATGCAAGCCCCAGCTCTTCTATTAACTCTTCTACATCCTGAGATATAAATCCCGTGTGATATCGATCACTTGTACCATTATTATACTTGAATCTAACTGGCTTTAACCTTTTGATCATTTCTTTATATACGTAAGGCAAAGCCTCAATGCTATTTTTCTCACTTTTATCTGACGTTATGATAGTACCTGTATTAGCATAAACCGTTCCCCACTTGGCTCCAGGAGAACCCAGATCCCCACTGCTTCCACTGGCAAAATTCCCACCGGATGATAAATACACTTGATAGCTGCCATTCCATAATGTAGTATGTGTATGCGATATTGGTGCTGCATAGGATCCAACATTAAGTGATGTAATTGGGGTTCCACTGTTCAGCATCGTACAAGACAAATATCCATCCGCTGATAAAGCTCCTCTAACCACTCCTCCTATACTCATTACAAGCCCGGTATGAGACAGTGACACATTATAGTTGCCTGATTGGAAAACTGCATTCCCCGCCGTAAGCTGGGATGAGGTACCGCTGCCATACTGATAGATCAATCCCGTAGTAATGGCCCCATTCGCAATCGTAGTGGTGTATGTGGTTCCCACCTGGTTAAATGACGTACCGTTGATGGTACCGCCGTTGATCCGGTCTCCCGTGAACGTGCCGGCCGTTATCTGGCTCGCGTTCAGGTTATTAGTATAGATCCAGTCCGATCTAACCGTATCCGCTACAACGGTACCGGCTTTTAAATTCCCCCCATCTATCTCTACACTTCCCGGGGTATTTAATGACGTTATGGTAACATATCCAGTTAGATTGATTTTACTTGCCGAAATCTTCGCCTCTTCTGATGTCAGGTTGATAGCCGCTATAACCCCGGCCTTGTCGACTTTTAATTGGATCTCTCCGTGCATTACATTAAATGACGTATCCACGTTTTCAGCCAGGTCTGACAGCTCAACGGACACGCCGTCCACATCCACGCGGAGCTTGTTGGTTCTGTACTTAAGCTTTATGATCTCCGTATTCTTACTGGTGTTCTGCGTCCTTTCACGGCTCCCGGGGGAGATATACTCATCCATAAGCCCTTGGGTTCCCGTAAGTGTGCGGCTTAGTACATAACCCGTCACAGGCTCATCCTGGTCAAACCTCAGCATGTCACCCGGCTTTACATAGGGCAGCCCCAAGCCCCTGGATTCATAGGGGCGGTAAGGACGCTTAGCAATATACCCGAAGGCGTTCCGCGCTATCGTCTGCAGCTCGGCAGCTGACTTCCCAAGGGCGAGGAAGTTTCCTTCGATTATGTATGCATTGGTGCCTTCCCCTACAATGGCCCCGATATCATCCTCTTCGCTCCGGATAATCAGCTTATCAATTTCCGGTACCGTGAATTCCTCAAACCGGATAGTTTCACGCATCTCTATTGATACTTCTTCGTCAAGCAGGCTCGGGGTCACATAAGATGTATCATTCTCGGACCGGGGATACTCCTGGCCGGGATAAAACGTCCCGGGGTATAATCCATATGTCGGCTTCAGGATCACATGCGAAAACTTTCCCTCCGGATTAATTGCGCCGAAAACGCCGTTGATTTCCTCTACCGCCTCGATTACTTCCTGCCCTGGCAGCTGTGCGGCCTCCAGGGTCTTTTCAACGGTCATGTTGTCATTAGGCAACGGAAGCTTAACTGTATCCTCAACCAGGCCGACATGAGCCAGGAATGAAGCCCGGAAGGCTGCCAAGGTCATGGGAAACGATAAGCCGTTGTACCATGCTGCCACGTCCGTATTGACCCTTTGCATACGGTCATAAGCGGTGATGTCCTTAAACCTTAAATCATCCTGCTTTGGGCATGTATCCACCGTAAAATACCCGAACGGCATTTCATAAGTATCATCAACCGTCTGTTTCAGCCTGAATTCCTTGCCGGCAATATCGTCCGTTACATCTGCAACCGTAAATTTTACCTGGGCAGAATTACACTTCCCGAATTTAAGGTCAACATCCCGGCATATGCCCTCTGACAGTTCAAATTCTCCCTTGTCCTCGGCGAACCGGTCACCGGAAACAACAAGGTCAAGGTCAGCGAAGCACGCTTCCATGTCCTTAGGATGTGCTATAGTGGACATTGGGAAGCGGTCATTCCTGTATATAGTTTTCAGTGCAGGATCTATATTAATCAAAATAATCACTCCCCGTATGCTATGAATTCAATTTCTACCGGCTGGTAGTGGAAATTGCCGTCACTGTCGATATGGTCAACGACATATTCCACGTCCGGTATGTAACACTCACCCGTTTCATAACTATTATCCTCATCATTCCACCGGATTGCCGTAACATGATCGCGGTTCGGGAAAAATGCCTGTACAATCAGCTTCTGGCCATAAGTAAGCGGCATGGTCTTGATCTTACTCGTAGTACGTTTTACCGGGAGGATATTCCTATGGGTTTCCCCGCGTGCGTCCGTATAGCTGTTTTTATCCTGCCTGCGGTTCGGTGTATTGCTGTATCCACCCTTCGCGATTAAGGCGTTGGGGAATACAGTCCCGCCGACTTTTAATACATAACCATTTCCAGTCAATATACTCCTCCTCCCCTTAAGGCGTAGCAAAAGCAGATATACCGCTGTTTTGCTTGCGATAATCGCGATCAGCTGCAACCATGCCTTCAAAAATCACTTTGTTATTCATGTATATAGTGTAATGCGCCATGCCTTCACCGGCACCACGTCTATTTAGTACATTCTCAACAGCTTCTTCTATCTTTGATACCGGAGATACCACCTCTGCTTCCCGCTTGTTGTCTCCTAATACCGCGAGAAACTCCCCGTAGTTTGCCGGCACAACGGTACCGGTTGCCAGCCTGGGGATCTTCGGTGCGGTAATCTTGGTAATATTTACGCCATATGTCTTACCTCCCAGGAAATCCGGAGCTTTGAAGCTGAGGCTGTTGGCCATATCTATTACGGCATTAATCCCGGATACAACCGCACCTATAAGACCGTTGATTATATCTATGACGAGGTTAATAGCTCCCTTCGCAATACCACCGAGCCCGTCAAAAATACCCTTAAAAATATCCTTAATCCCTTCCCAGGCTTTTTTCCAGTTGCCGGTAAATACGCCGGTAATGAATTTTATGATACCCGTCAGCACGGTCTTAAGGCCGTTGATAACATCTTTAATAGCCCCGAATACAGTTTCAAAGGCCGGTTTAAAGTTATCCCAAAGTACATCTATAATCGGATTGATAACTTTCTTCCAGAGCTGTGTCAGTATGTCTATGACCACTTTAAAAATGGGGATGAGGGTTTTATTCATTATCTCGTATATCGCGTTCCAGGCCTCTTTAAGCACTGATCCTATGGCATCAGCCAGCGGTAGGACGACATTTTTCCATAGCATTGTGAGTAAATCTGCCAGTATCTTAAATATCGGCTGCAATACAGTGCCGATAAAGTTAGCCAGTGGTACCAATACCTTTTCCCACAGGTTTTTAAAAGTGGTGATCAGCTGCGGGAGCAGGGTCTTTAGGAAAAATTCAATTATAGGCTTAAGTATCTTATTCCATGCATCCGCAAGTACCACGCCTACGAAGTCGGCCAGCGGCTTAAGCGCCTCATACCATGTCCTCCCCAGCTCCGCAATGGATTCCCGGAAAGTCTCGCTGCTGCTGTATAGGTCAATGAAGCTGTATATCAGTAGTCCGAGGGCTGCGACAATCAGCACGATAGGGCTTGTAAGGGCTCCGAACGCTGCGGTTATCCCGGACAGTACCGCGGAGAGCATCCCCCCGGACGTGATAAATGCCCCGAGTGCCGTAATCAATGGGGCAAGGGCTGTTACCAGGCTGACTATAGCAAAGGCCGCGAAGAAGCTGCCGATCAGCAGGGCTGCCCTGGCGACCAACTCTTGGTTATCCATGATCCATGCAGATAGGGCATTCAGCCCGTCCGCAAGGAGCTTAAGGCCTTCGATTATCATCCCGCCGGTCCATGCGGCAAGCGGCTGCAGGAAATTGTCCCATAGCCATAAGGCATATGGCTTAAAAACCTCCAGGATCGAATTCAATACCCCTATGGCAGCTCCTAAAACATCCAGGAAGCCCGGAAGCAGGTCGGAAACCGTCCATTTGCCTAACGGGATCAAAACATTATCTAAAAACCATTTAAGCCCTGCGCCTACATTCTTGGCGAATGGGGCAACTGCTACCTTAAACCTGTCGAATGCTTTTATAAGCGGCTCCAGCTGCTGCTTTAGGTTCTTTACAAATTCCGTAACCTTGCTGTCAATTGGAACCTCCTCGAACATCTGGGATGGGCTCGGTGTCCCTGCCTTCCCGGATCCTCCGCTTGAATCGCTGACGCTGTTGAGCTTGTCAATCGGGCTTAAGGATTTATTTGCTTCCTTTGCTGTGTCCGCAAGTGATTTCGCATAATCAACCTGTGCATCCTTAGCCTTTGTAAAAGTAGTAGCTCCGTTAAGGAATACGGCAAAAAACTGCCCCGCCGTGGTAATGGCCTGGGACAAGTAGTTGATCAGCGTCTGTAATGCCGGCGTGATGGCTGTCAGGATCGGGTCAAATGCCGTAGCAAATGAATTTTTCAGGGTAAGGGAGGATGTCATTAGGGCGGAGAGGTTTTTATTCGTGGAGCTGCTGTATTGTGCAAGGTTCTGGAAACCTTCCTTTACTGCATTAGTTGCAGCACTAAGCGCCTTAAACGCAACCGAAAACATAAGGGACATCTTGAGCAGCTGCATCATCTTTCCAAGGCCTCCTACACTCTTCTTTGCCTTGTCCGCGTTCTTTGCCACCTTCCTTGTGCTATTCGCTGCCTTTTTCTGTTCGCCATCCGCCTGGGTAAGGGATTTTTTATATTCATTCAGCCCCTGTGTAAGACGGTTAAGCCTTGCATAAGCGTCATCATATTCTTTGTCCCCGAAATAGTAACCCTGGGATTCAAGGCTTTGGATATGATCCTTGTACCGGTCAATTTCGTCAACCATGCCTTTTATCTTCTGGTTAGATCCGTCAGTCTGGGGGTTCAGCGCGTTCCTGATGGCACTGCCCGCACTCCTGGCAGAGCTTACTGCTCCGTCAAAGGCATTTTTTATATTGGATCCCACCTGCCCGAATATTGCCGGCAAGTCATGGACAGTCTGCTTTATAAAGTCTAATGTGTTCTTAAACTCTTTTGCTTTCTGGTCTGCCTGCTCAATATTCACTGGCGTATTCTCAGGGATAATATCATTAACCGTAGCGCTGTCAATCTGTTGGGCTGCAACAGCTATATCTTCCAATGCTTCGGATAGGGATTCAGCGGATGCGGCCTCGCTGTCCGGTACGATGTCTATAGATTCGGCGTTCATCCGTTCTATGGCTGCGTCCATATTGCGCATGGATTCCTCCATACGCCTGGCACTGTCACCGGCACTGTCTATAGCCTCTGCTGTGCCGTTAACAGCGGCCTCGGCCTGCGCCGTGTTAATCCCTGTAAAGGCATTCTTTATGCTTTCACTCAGGCCATCCATTGAGGATTTCAGCTGCTTCATTATGTCCTTAAGGCTGTCTGCATCACCTTCAAAACCGTCAGTATCTATTTTAGTATCAAAAATCAGGCTGCCGTCTGCCATGCTACACCTCCAATCTATCCAAGGATTTTATTCCAGTAATCAATTTCAGCCTGTTCCTCAGCTGACAATTTCACCTTCAGGTCAATAAGTGCTTTATTTTCCCTGTAAAATTCCTGCTCGTATTTCTCGAGTTTCTTGCCTTTATTTTTCCTATTCCGGATGTTTATTACCGTTGAGAAAAGCCCTTCCCCGATCTCGTTAAAGAATCCAAGGAAAGTCCACCAATGCATGTAATCAACAGCCCGGGTCTCAAAGCCGGCTACCTTATTTACAGCTGAGAAGATGATCCTTTCATCCTGTTCCCAATCCAACACTTTCTTTGCCTGCTGGTGCTTGGAGTTTTCATCCGGATCCGAACCGCCTTCCAGGAACCACACCGCCATATCGTTAGCCGCCTGGTAATCATCTGGAGGAATTCGCTCCGGTTCCTGATACAGACATTCGATTATGACCATGACCTTTTCACGGTCTGACAGTTCCGGATCGTTGCAGGCCTGGAATATCAAAAGAGCCACACGGTAATCACTCCGTATAGCCCTGTAGGTTCCATTAATGTTTAGTTCCTTTGGTAATTGGCCAATCAAATCATCTCACCTGCTTCGTATACTTCTCAATCCGCCTCTGGCTGGCTGCCTGTTCTGCTTTGATCTCCTTTTCAATAAAAGGACCCGCTGCTTCCAGGAACCTCTCGAATAAAAATTTACCCTTTACCGTACTGATCGGCGACTGGTTGCCGAATGCCACCTTAGCAACATCTGCATCAAAAATGTAATTAATCTGTTCATAAATCAAATTCCTGACTTCGGTCAATAAGCCGGCCGTTTCATCAAGTTCATCCTCGCCGCCGGCCTTTAATTCCAGGCTGTCAACTGACTTAATAATATTCTTTCGGGCCTGCGAAAACCTTTCCAGCATCCCATAGTCAGCCGGATTAAACCGGATTACCCTTGTTTCATCGTTGTTGATACAAAATTCTTTGTATCCATCGTTAAAATTAAGACTTTGCATATATCCTCCTTAATATGGGCAGCGGAAGGAGGTGACCGCCGCCCATCAAACTAATACATATAGGTTAATTAAGCATCCTGGGTAAAGGTCTTGGTAGCTGCTACAAATGTACCTTTTACCCTTCCTCCGATGTTGTGCACGTTGAAAGATATCTGATAGCCGGTACTATCGCCGCCATAGGAAGCAATTTCAATCAATGCATCCTCACGGTATGCCACAAAGGTTCCCGGTGTCTCTTCGTCCTCTTCCCACAGGTGCACATCCAATACGGTAGTTTTTAAATCATCAAGCACAAGACGGTCATCAATGATCTTTTGCAGCTTGGGGAACATTGGGTCGTCCTGGTCCGCATAAAACGGTTCCACGGAGGCCTGCGCCTCATAGCTGCTTATGGTCTTACTGGTCTCCCCCAGGATGTTCTGGGTGCTGTTGACCTCGGCATTCATTTCCACATTGTACTCTTCCAGATCCTTTCCAAGCCGCGTGTATGTCGCGGTAGAAGTCAGGGAAGCATCAATGTAATGTGCCATAAACTGTCTTTTAATCTTTGCCATTATAGCAATACCTCGCTTTCTAAATGGTATTGGGCGTAAATCTGCAACTGGTATGTTACCTGCCCGGATAAAGTCCCATCCTGGTACCCGTACAGCATACCATTGGCGCTGCTTAACTTCGTAAGTACACCGGGTACAGATCTGCCGTCTATAGTTACTTCTATCCCCTGGCTTCTGGCCGCATGTTCAAGCCAGTATGCCAGGTCTAATAAAAAAGTACTGTTTGCAAGTCTGTCATAGTCATTGACGCTTTGAAAAACTGCATACAGTACAAAATTGTGTCTCCTATCCTGGTTCCCTATGATGTCTTCTTTCAGGAGTTGGTCTCCCGTAGGATATAATCCACAACTACCGTCAGTGCTCTCCGTAAAATCCACATTTACTCCATTGTTCAGCATGGATATCTGGGGGAATCCGGATAAAACTTCTTTTACCAGTTCAATTATATTCATTTTGCACCCGCTACCTTTCTAGATCCTTCCAGGATATCTTCCTGCTTATCAGCCTTCATGCGCTCAAACCAGAACGGGCCAGCCTGGGGATGTCTGCTTTTATCGTGCATAAGGTCTTTATCTGTCAGTACCTTTTTTACACCCTTACCAGCGAATGGGCTGCCTGTCTCGGGGTCAACCATGACTTTTCCGTAATACTGGAATCGCACATGCGGAGCCTCCTGCCGCACTAACCCGCTGCCGATGACAGTACTGATAGCTGCCGATTTATCCAACATGCCATCCCTCATGGGTATGTATGGGCTCATCAGTCTTATAACTTCGCTATCAATAAATTTCTGCACCGGCCCAGTGTCCTGCAGGCCCCTGTCCTTAAGCAATTGGTTTATATCCTTCATTTCAAGCCTTCCGTTAAACTCCATCCTGCCACCTACTTACATGATAATTGATAATACCTCATCCCAGGGCTGCCATAAAGCTTTGCATCAGCGGCGTTGATACCGTATACTGCATTGGCTGCCTTAAGAGCCTTTAATGATGCTGACCTGGAGGCCTCCGAGGTATTATCAAACTCAAAACCAATTACGTCTTTTACAACCATGTCCTTGGCCGCCGTAAAACTTATTCCTTCCGGGAGATTGGCAACCGGGACCATGATCTTAATTGTATCTGCATTTGTCAGTCCACTTTTCAGGATGTTTGCCTGTTTCACTTCATCCCAAAAGGCTCCCTTTTTACCATCCTTCCCGGATACGGGGAGCCTGGTTACGTTTCCACTTTTATCGTACAGGTACAAGGTAATATCCGTATTGGTATACATCAGCAGCACCCCCTGTACAGCAGCCCTGTAAAGGCAAGCCAGTTATAAATAATGTTACCGGTGGCTTTATTATGGGCCTGTTCCCTGGCCTCTGCTGTTTCGTAACTGGCTGAATGCCCCCCGGTAGTCTCAGAGGTAAGTCCCTTAATACCGGCTTCCGTATCCTGGTCAGCCGCATCTTTTTTTGATAAATACTCAGCCAGCTCACAGCAGCACATTTTCACGTCATTTGGGACATCATCATCTTTTATCCGGTTAAAGGTATGTTGCCTTATAATCAGTGTGGAATTTCGGGAGTAAGCATCAAAAGAGGCGGCATCAAGAACCGCCCCTTTATATGTATCTTTGTAATATGCAAAGTCTGCATAGCTGGTCATCGGTACCGACCTCCTGTCTTTATCCCCTTGTAACTACTCTGGCAATCGGAATAGCCTTATGTGGGAAGTATTCGCTTGATCCACCTTCATTGCTGTTTGCAAGCGTCCAGTTTGCCCCGTTTTCAAGATTTGCATCTGTAGGTGACAGTACCGTGTTATCCTTGTAAGAGATGCCGTAAGGAGCAAATATCTTCCTCTGACGGCCGTACAACGTATCCTGTCCACCGTTCTTTGCCGGGTCTCTATCGGTCTCATAAGGTACCTTTGCGCCGCAATCGGTATACTCAATTGCCCCATCACCCAATACATAAGATGTATATTTAGTGTAGGCAGCAACCTCACCGGCTGCCGGAACCTCTTCCACCGGCATAGTATCATCAATCAGTACTAGTTTGCCGTTCAGAGTGGCAAGAGGGAGCGATCTCTCGATTCCGTCACTGTCGGTATATTTCATATACTCCAATAGATTAAGGTTTTCCAGGCCTGTAGCAACAGCAGAATGCATGATTGCAAGCGTGAATTTAGCCTTGTTATCTCCTAACGCCTTTTGAATAGCGTTATTGAGGGTTACAGCACCAAACACACCGCTACCATCTGTCTTATCGGATACGTCATAGGTATGCCCATTGACAAATTCAAGGTTTTTTGCCCCGGTCATTGAGAAAATACCCTTGAGAACGCTAAGCAGCGTCTGCTGGTCAATATCATCCCAATACTCACCCACCTGGGAAGCGATCTGAGCCATAAAGTCCGTGCCCCCGGTGATGTCATAGCCAAAGTCTGTTTCTACCCATGCATTTGCACGGCCTACGACTACGCGACCCTGTGTATAGGTTTTAAACTTGTTTGCCGTAATGTCAGTAGAGCCGTTGTAATTCTGTGCAGCCCCTCCAATACGCCCAAAGATCGGTACAGTTGCATAATTACCGCCCACCTGATCGGTAAATTTAGCGGCAATATCAGCCCTGTTGCGGATCGCCTTGGATTTAAGCAGCTCATTCCTGTTGAGGTTGGGTGTCTTTTGGACATAAGCCATAAACACCTCGGAGTTAAAATTCTTACTATCAAAAATTCCCGGCATATTATTTTACCTTCTTTCTTAGATTAATGTGGAGATGTCGACATCCGGATGATCGTTTTTATACTTCATAGCCTCCGCAAGCGTCATTTTCTCCCCTGGTTTACGTGGTTTTGTTGGTTTAACAAGTGTAGGCGGTTTTTCTCCGTCATCCTCTGCCTCAAAAGCTGTAGGATTAGCTTCCTTGAGCTGCTTCATATAATCATCGCCGCCCAGGAATGTGCCGTTCTCTAGCTTAAGCTCTTTCTTACGGAATTCATCCATTGCCGCTCTCTTTGCAAGATCAGACGTGAATTTAAAGCTTTCAAAATACTTATTAATGGCTCCGTCATATTCCATCTGCGACAGCTTCTCCTTGTATTCCGTATCCTTATTGTCCAGGTCATCCTTAAGCTTTTCGATTTCACCCTGGAGATCCTCAACATTGACACCTTCAAACTTTTTAAGGGTAGTCTGAGCCGTTTCAAGCAGGGATTTGTAATTGTTCCTGTCCTGCTCTATGCTGTCATATTTGGCCTTTCCTACATATTCTCCGGAGCCGAGGTTGGCAAGCTTGACCTGCTTATCCTTATTCTCCGGGAGGGCATTGTAAGCCGTGATGGCAGCTTCAAATTCGGGGTACTTATCGCCTAAGATTGCTTTTAAAAACTCCATGTGTTCTCCTTATCGAGCCTGTTTTTAATCGTGGTGCCATCCACTTCGATGCAGTGTTTAAACGCCTGCCTGCAAGGCGTGATTAGTTTAAACGTCATTTCGGACAAAATAAAAAAGCCGTATTGCTACGTCTCTTCATTTTCATTCATTTCACCAATCCCAATCCATCCGAATAGATACGCTCTCTCTGCTGCGGCAGCCCCATACCTTTTGAAAACTTAACATATTCATCCATAGTGCCGTGATAAAGAGCCTTTGCACTGATAATATCATCCTCAGCCGCTCCAGCCATCTCCAGCAGTTTAATATCCTGCCTCTGCTTGCGCATAATGGTTTCAAGCTGCCGTTGCCGCTGAGTAGCCTCGTAGGTAGTATACTCTTTCCCTCTGTAAGCCTTTTTTTCGTTCTCCTTGGCGTTCATATCGTCAAGTTGTTCGTCCGTATAGGTTCGCTTTGATATGCCAGGAAGAAAAGGATAATATGAGTGATAACAGTTCCATCCGCTAAGGCCGGGACCGGTACCCAATCCGCAAACCGTTTCAAGCTCCTTCCGGCTGTACACTCTTCCTTGCCATACCTGGTGGGCAGGCCTGGCAGTCGCATGCCAGCTTACTTCAAAATAATCTGTATCCAGAGATTCAGCGTTCATGTCATTTATTTTAGCCGTCACCTGGGTAACACCGGTCATTATAGCTCTTCTGGCAGCAACCTCTATCCGGTTATGCCATCCGCTCTCATATTCCACTACCCTCACACCGGATTTAGTCATTTCATGGATAGTGTTTTTGATCGTCCTATTATAGTCAAACGATCCGGAAGTAATATCCATAGCGGCTTCATCGAGCTTTTGTTTTAGGTATTCTGCTGTTGTATGGTATGATGCCACACCACCGGATTCAACTCGGAAGGCTGTTGTCTGGGTGATATTCGACAATTCATCCTTCGTTTGCCGCTTAACAGCCTCTACAAGCTGTTGGATGGGCTGATTGTCCTCATATCGGGTAAATGGCTTTCCAGTGGCTTCATACAGCTCCTCAGCCCTTGCATAGCCATCCTTTATTACCTCGCCATATATCCTATCAATCTCAGCATCCGTTTTCTGCAAAGTGTTTTTGATTGCCTTACGGATGGTATCCGAGGATAGCCCGACTTTGCTTAAAAGATATAGCTCATAATCTGCCGTGCGTGAGATACTGTTGATCATGTTGATCCGGTCAACGACATCCTCCATGATTCGGCTTGATAACCCAATCATGAGCTTTTGTACCTCTACTGGGATGCGTTCAAGTTCTGCAGGAGTTAGCATATAATCACCCCTAGCAGTTATTCCGGCAGTGTATTACTCCTCTTCTCCGGAAAAATGGGACATAATTCTTAATGCCGATAGATCTGAGAAATTTGTATCTCCTTTTAGGCTCAAGGCTCACAATGTAGGTATTGAAAAATTCTTTTACCCTATTTATTGTTTCCTTTACAGCTGCAATAATTTTGCGGAATGCTTCGGCAATTTTCCTGATTACTTCTTTCTGCTCCTGTGTTAATTCCATGGTAATCCTCCTTTACATCACAACATCAGCCTGCTCACTGATCATTCTAGCGGCCGTTATCTCATCCTCTTTGTACCATTTCATGCGATATTCAAGGAGCGTCATAGCTCCCATAGCTACCTCTTGTCTGTCAGAAATTCGCTCTTTATCCACATCAATGATGATACTGTCATCCCACTTAGAAGAAACTTTATTATTTGTCTTTACCGGTAGGCCTGCCAGTGAACCGACAACACCCATTGCATACACCAGATGCTCCAGGGCTGTCTGTAGGGATTTCTGCGCATCGGTTACCGACTGGTAGGATCTCTGTTTGCTGCTCTTTATCTCCTCCGCCGTCTTTTCCACCTGCTGTGGATCACTTATTGTGCCGTATGCAAGGCCGCATTTAAACTCTATCTGTTTTAACAGGTTGTTTAGTCCATTAAATAACGACACATCACGGATATCCGGGGAAAATGTCTCGAAAGGTTTTTTATAATCATGCGCCTCATAATGCAGCATCCGGAATAATCTTTCTTTGCCTCTCGGAAGCTCATATCTATCCTGGCCGCTAACCTTAAAGCAATCAATACTTGCATCAATCGCAAGCTCGGATCCATCATACTCCCACAATATTCGGGAATACTGCCGGTCAGCCTCCTCGATATCTCCAACCGCCCTGGAGTATACCGAAACACCTAATGGAGATGATGGATCAATTGTATTGGCCTGTGGCATCTTGAAATAAGCAAATAGAGGCTTATCCACGTTCTGGATCATCACCTCCGGTTCAAGCTCCGCCCAGTCATCCACCTCCGTAAGGGGGATTTCTTTCCCAAGGGCTTCACTGCCTTCAATTGCTTTTGTTACATACGCCTGGTTGGCTATGTAATATCCATCAGCAGTCAGGTTGTGATACTCCAGCCTCGTATATAACTTTTCCCCTATTGTCTTGGTATCCACAAATACAGCCCCGGTAATCTCTCCCCTGCTATTGTAGGAAGTAGGGAAGAAATAATCAGCCTGGGTAAAATCAACCTCGATGTTTTCGCCGTTGATGAACGGCTTGAACACAACGCCCCCTTTTGCACATGCATACTCTACAAAAGGCCGTATACCATTAATAACAATTTGGTATTGTTCGTTCAGGTAGTCATTCCCCTCGACCTTGCTTTCCATTTCAAGAGTAATCAGCCGGGCGAACTCAGAAGCAACCGTAGCAGCTAGGTTCATGCTCTTTACCGTATCGCTGAGCCAGTGAGGGCGATTCTCGTACATCTCTGTCCACTCATTTATGGCTCTGGCCATCTTATCACTTGTCACTATATCAACCTGTAGCTCTTTTTCAATTGTGCCACGCTTAAACATTTTCCCCGTCACCTGCCTTATTAAATCCTTTATTCTCTGTAGCACTATTGCCCCCTCCTTCTCCATATCTCTTCTAGGGCATATCTGATTGCATCAATATGATGATTGTTTTTGTCAGGGTAACCGCTGATTATATTACCTTCCTTGTCCCTCTCATATTCATACTCTAAAAACTCTGTTGCAGTATGAGGGGTCCTTGTATTATCAATGACGATCTCAGCGAGGGAAGCAAGCCACTTCATGGAATAGTCTACTGACCCGGGACCCTTGATAGCTCCACGGGCAAATAATCCATAGTCTTTATAATCTGATACTGATTTTTCCTCGGCACTGTCACATGTGATTTTATCATTCGGAGTAATTCCGTGCTCTTCTCGTAGTATTCTGGCTGTCTCGGCATTTTTGGTCTTATTACGTCTATCCTCACCAATAATGACAAGACGATGTTGTGCAGCATTGTAATACATTTTGTTAAATGCCCATGGATCAGGGAACCAGCCCCAGTCAACGCCGAAGTATAGCCTATCGAATACAGCAATCTCTTCATCGGTGATTTTTCGGATCGTGACATTATCAAATACATTGCCACCGGTGCCGTTTGCAACGCCCATGTACTCATTTTCATAGGCTGTTGGATTAACCTCTTTGAGGTGTTCAGCATCATCGAGGAATGGCTTACCCAGCCAGCTCTTTGGAACATCTAAATAATTGCTGAATGTTACCAACATGCCAGGCTTAGGTATTTTGATATATTTATTCGCCCAGTTATTTGCACTTTTCGGTGGATTGAACGATTTGAATATGTATGTTTTTTCGCCGCCACGCACAACGGACTGAGTAACGGTTCTTACTGCTTCCGCACCTTTAAATTGATCCAATTCTTCAAACCAGAGGATGCCAATATAGCCACTCTCAACTTTCATCGCCTCAGTAGGCTTATTAAGTGCTTTTAGCTTTTCCTTGTTTACCTTGATCCGGCGAATAGCTTCTTTCTTTAATGCAGGGGCTTTGATACCCTTGGATTTCATCGGGTCATCGTTTCCACGGAAGAATATCTTTTGGCCTGTGGATTTCTTTGTTATTTCCAAAGGTGAAACATTACATTTATATTCATCCTCTAAGCCCAAGGCCGCTATAGCCCAGCAAATTTGTGCATATACGGAATCCCTTAATGTATTGCCTACTTGCCTAAATACCGCAGCATGCATATCAGGATTCTTTTCAATCAGGTCAATTATCTCCAGTGAAATGAAAGACGATTTTGCGGAGCCTCTACCGCCTGGAAATACATATTCATTGTAGAGTTGCTCTTCTATGTCATGGACAACCTTTATGAATGCTGGCGCTATCATTGTGGCAGGCAAGCCATTATATCTCGCACCTGATGTTGTTTCATTCGGATCCAACTTCTTGCGTTCCAATTCCAATTTCAGCATATCATATTCGACTTTGTGCTTATCCATTGGATTCATCAAGAAGTGTTTATCGAGCCAATCCATTGATTTTTGTCTATCTGCCAGTTTAATACTAAATCCATCTTTACCTTGCTTAACTTCTTGTATCAGCTGAGTGTCTACATTGGCCGAATCATTAACCTTAACTGAGTTGACAACCTTTGTTACCTTCTTCCCTGTTTCTTTATCTTCGAGGTATCCAAACATCGTCATCACTGGAATTTCCTCTTGCTTAAATGATATATAATTTCCTATGTCCGCAAAAGCCATTCTCATATGCAATTCAACCAAATCAGTTTCGCTCACTATGATTTGCTGCCTCTTTATTTCGTTTAGCCGTTGCAATTCTTCTTTAACCTTAATATTTCTTAGCAGATTGGAGCCATTTACCATTGCTGATTCATATGTGCATCCATATGCCTTTTGATAACTTTGTGTGGCGTTGAATATCTTGCTGTAGTATATACAAAAAAGTCTTTGCTCGTGTGTGAGGCTCTCATTCAGCATGGTTTCCTTCGTCCCATCATCAAAAGGCTTTTGCGTTGCTCTATTACTTGCGTTGCATTGCGTTGCGTTGCACTCCCACTTGTCCCGTGCCTTCCAGCTACGTACCGTTGTGACCGGTATGTTTAACTGACTTGCAATCTCAGTTAATTCTATCCCGGGATTGTTATCATAGATTTCTTTAGCCTTGTCTCTGTTTGGATCCCTTGCCTTTGCCACTACCACCACCCCTCAATCGTGTTGTTTTATCTTAATCCACAGCCCCACCCTGCCTTGTCTGGATTATTACCCGGCTTGCGCCACACCTGTTTAATTGCAATATAAAAGGCTCCCAGGACATGCCGTACAGGAGCCCGCCTCCGCTCTTGGAGGTCTTTGATATTATTTAATCGCCATAAGGCTTAATAATTTGCTAAGAGAGCATCCTATTAGTACCGCACATTAAATAAAACGCTCTCTCGATAGGTTGTACAGTAACCGCCCGGTTAGATGCGTTTTAATCAGGCGGCTAATCGGCTGCAAGCCTTATCAACTTACAGCCGTAGGAGGTCATAAGAATAATGTTATAGATGCTCTATTACACTTATATATAATAATATCTTACCACTTTATTATGTGCCATTCAATGCCATTTAGTGCCATATTGGTATTTTAAAATGCATCAGTGCATTTCCATGGTGCCTATGAGTTTGCCTCCAGCTGTATCCTATTTCCATGCAGATATCCTCAAACTGTTCTCCCTTTATGTATTTCTTATACAGGATTGCACTCTCTATTCCGTCTTCCATTTCTGCTATACCATTTTCGATATTTAACATGATCTGCTGGCACTCTGCCTTAAGCCGTATTATCTTGGCAAACAATTCATCCTGCCTTACCATTACATCCGACAAATCGGTCTGTATGTTTCCCTTCGGCATATCTGATATTGATTGAGCCTTAGCCGATCTCGAAGATTCTATCAGGGATTGTAATTGATCCTCTAATGTTTTGAGCTTTTCACGGTTTTTAATATAACTTTTAAGATATCTCTTTTTTACTTCTATCTCTGTCATGCCTCTCACCACCTTCCCCTATACATGACCTACAGTTATCTCTATCTTCCCACGGGCAGCTCACGCACCCAGTCATGCAGTTAATGCACACCTGGCTTCCCTCTGGGATTATTGCTCCGCAACATACACATCTATCTACTCCCATACCAATCTCCTTATACCGCATATCTCCTATGCGCATCCTTGATTACATAGCTGCTCAGCCGGGCATAGCATTGCAAAGTGGTCTGTACCGATGCATGCCCTAATATCCTTTGCACATGCTCCGCTGGAGCCCCGTTATTTATCATATTGGTAGCCATGGTGCGCCTGATCTTGTGAGGATACAGCTTTACATTGCTGATCTTGCTATTTGACACGACTTTTTTCATCATTGCACGAACACCTGAAGCTTTCAGCCTATTGTGAGGCGCGCGCTTTGTCACAAAAAGGGCTGAATTATCATCCTTCCTGCTCTCCAGGTAATTAATTAGATGCACTTTCGATTTTCCTGTGATATATACCGGCCTTTCCTTCCGTCCTTTCCCATATACGATGCATTGTCCGTTAGTGAAATCGATATCAGATCTATTCAATTTGACCATTTCACCTATACGCATTCCAGTGGATTCCAGGAAATCAATTATCGCCAGATCTCTCTCAGTTTTGCAGCTGCATCTAATTATTTCAGATTGTTCATCGGTCAAAACCTCTTTTACCAACTTTTCCGTTTTAATCGCCCTGATCTTTAGCATGGGATTTTTAGTTTTATATTCTTCTGCCGCCAACCACTTGAAAAGCGATCTCAGCATACGGATACGGTTGTTAAGTGTAACATCGGTGTTCTTTCGGACGGATTTACAATATGCAAGGTAAGAGTAAATATCATTTGTGGTAATATCGCGGAAATTCTTGTTGACGTGCTCGAAGAATACCCGATATTCAATGGCATAGGCCTTTATTGTTGCCTCTGTCTTGCCCTCTATCGACAACGTAGCTAAAAACAGCTTTATCTTATCATTATTATCATCCATCCCTGTTGACAGTGCCGTTTCCTCTTCAATGATCTGATACTTACTCAGATTCATTTGTAGGACAGTTTTCAACTGATCCATTTGTTGTTGCTCTAATACAGCCATCATACCCATTAAAATCTTTGTTATCACTTCGCTTACGTTTACTTGCGCTTGCATATTGCTTCCTCCTTCCGTAATTTTTATTCTTGGTTATACTAAATTTTTCTTTCCACACCACCCCGGCGAATCCACCGTGATGGTTACGATTGCTTATTTTTACTTATCGATATGCAAGATTTTAACAATTCCAGTTTACCGACATATCTTTTCAATAATTTTCTTTTGATGTTCCTCGATTTTCACTATGACTTTACACCAAAAACGAACATTTTTATTACAGTGATCACAGCAATTAATCAAATTGCAATAGCCTTTTTTAGTTCCATAAATGTTCTTGCCTTGATGTCTGCTTTCATTTACTTGTTCCATTGTGAGTTTCTTTTCCATGCTCTTTTATTCCTCCACTAAATCTTTATTTAAAAAAATTACAACTGGTTCCATAGTTTATGTTTATACATTTGTTCTTTCAGGCTATCGTATTTACCCATCCCGATGCTTTCTTTTTCCATCATATCAATCAAGGCTTTCTTTACTGTTCTTCGGCAAACAGACTTATTTGGAACCGATACCGAGTATCTTAGACCTTCTTTAAAATCAAAATGACGTTGGATTTTTATATAACTCTCAATCCTAATACCCCTATTGTTTTACTCCACGTTTTCATGTACTGCTCCTTTCTTAGATAAATACTTAAAAAATTTATTATGCAGAAACATGTTTCCGCAATTCTTCCCAGGACTTAATCGGGAGGCGCTTCCCGGAATAGAAAACCATTTTTAAGTTATGATGATCCGGGAGCCATTCAATGTCGTCCAGTAAATCACTCCCATCGTCATATTGCTTACATATGTCTCTGTCTCTGTTTATATCATGCATTATTACAAAATACGTCATATCCTCACTCCTCGCTAAATACTTAGTTTTGTTAATCTTCTTTTGGCTTAAAAGTAGCCATTCCACCAAAACCAGTAATCTCAACTTTTTTATGATTCTGTAAAATCATTCCCAGGTAAAGCACTTGTCCAGATTCTAATTCATGGAACTCCTGAACTTCTTTTATATTGCTTGCAGGTGTTACAATCATATCCGCTCCTCCTTCACTAAATCCTTACCTATCCTTGTCTTAATTTTCGATCATCTATTCCAATCAATTAACTGGCCGCAGTACTGACAATATACTTCGGTTACTAAAACCTTATGTACTGCACCACCACATGAAGGGCATACATTCTTGCAACAGCTGTCACTCTGAATTTTCTTTGGCATCTGCTTATCTAATGCCTCGATTGCATCATTAAAAGCTTCTCCAAAAGCTTGCTTCTCTGATGCATCAGTTATCATATTATCATTGACCTTCTTAGTCTGAATTAAAATCTCTAAAGACTGTACTACATTATTCATAATTACCTGCTTTCCGCTCATATGAGCTAAGTCCTTAAATTTAACTAACTAAATCGAATTTTAGTCAATTATAAAATCATAATCATGACAGTTAAAATCATCTTCCCTTTCGGGTATTGGCATACAAACCCCCACTGCATCTTTGAGATACAATTCGCCATCACGCTCTTTTATTTCCATAGGGTAATAACCAAATCTTCTTACTTTACAATCAATTTTCTTACCTACAAGTTCCTTTGCTTTTGCTATGTTTAACTTCATTTTTTCTCCTCTAAATACTTAAATTTCTTCCTTCCATTCCAGCGGTTCACCGCATCTCTCTTCCAGCGCCCTGATCGCATGTGACAGTGCACAGGCATACAGAGGATCGTCATCCACGCTTGCCGGGGTTAGCAACAATCCCTGGTGGTTATACTCCTTTAGTTCCCTTATTACTTCTAAAGCATCCAGATCACTCATAAGTTACCTCCACCAAATCCATACGTTTCTTGCAATTCTTCTATAAATTCCACCAATGCACTATATCTGTCAAGCAGCTTCACGCAATCATTTATGGATTCAGCCATGTCCTGCCTGTCAGGCTCTACCTCTAAAATTGCCTCACTGTCACGTTCCTGTTTTTCAAGCCTTTCGATCCTTTTTTCATATAAGACTTTTCGTTTGTTTAGAAAATCAGATATATCAATTTTTTGGTTTCCCATCCTCTTTCCTCGCTTTCTCACATTCTTCCCTGACTTCACATCCGCTACAGTCACCAAAGCAGTGTTCCATAATCTCTAATGCTGTCATAATTCCTCCTTATATGGTTCCGGTCTTTCTCTCCATGCGACAACATAAGCGTCTACGCAGCTGGGACTATTCCACCAATGTCCATCTCCGAATTTATAGTGTCTTACATCTACTCTCCCATATCCCCAATAGGCAGTACATTCATACTCGAAATAATCAGAGGTAACAGGATTGATTTTTTCTTCTGGAAGCCGCTCCGATACCGGTATCCATCCACCGGTTAATTGCAGCTGGAGGGCGGAGATAGCCGTATCCAAAGCATCTGCCACATGATCGTATTCTCCTGTTTTTATTTCCTTTTGGGATGGATATATCTGCTCCAATATTTCCATAGCCTTTTCAATCTCCTGCTTATTCATCCCTGCCGCCTCCTCTCATCACTTTTTCATAACATGTATCGCACGAGAAACGGTTTCCCTTGGAAGAAACAACCACGACATTTGGGATTTCATCATCTGAAAATCTGTGACCGCAAATAAAACAGCTCTCAAATTGTTTTACTGATTGATTATTTCTAACTCTTATATCAATAAACCTTCCGAATGGCATACCCCATTTCTTGCTATTGCATCCGGAGCTTACTTCATAAGTCTTTGTTGTGGTTCTGGTTACTTTCATCCCTGCCGCCTCCTCTCACAATATCAGCCACATCACCCAAGCAAAGTAGATTATTAACCGTCTGCCCATCCCATCCGTGATCATATAAATCCGCTGTGAAGGTTACTGTTTCCATCCGATCCATAACCTTATTAACATCATAGGCAGTTTTAGCCGATTTAACGCATATATCGATAATTGTTTCAGCCATTTCTTTACGGATGAGATAACCTGCGCTTTCTGATACTTCTCCGCATTGACTGTGTGCGTATGGACTTTTTAGCAAATCCTTTATATCTTGTATAACTGCCTTTCGGCTGATTAAATCACTCATATCATCCCTCCTGACATTTAGGGCAATAATTCTCCCATGCCCCATTATATTTCTCTGTTCTCCATCCGTTTTCTTTTGCGTAGTCTTTGGCTTCATCAAAATCGTCTAATCCTACTACGGTATGTCCGCATATATCACAAATTAGGTCATAGCCCTCCGCTCTGTTTCCGTCTATCATGATCATTCCTCCACTTTTGTCAAACCATCAGCCGCATAACCACCACGGTAGCCTTCAAGCATTACGCATTCGGTTCCACATAAGTCAAATGGTTTGCTTCTGACAGTAAATTCCACTCCTCTATTTTTATCAGCTACCCAATATTTATCATTCATGGCGACTTTATCTCCGATTTTTAAATTACTCATAATGCTATCCATCCACTTCTTCATCTGATGGCATCTGGAACACTTTAGGCGGCGTAAATGTGAATAGCTGAAATACTGCGCTTGATGTAGCCATCTGACCGCCTTGACTGTAAATGTATTTCGAATATTCACCCTGTATCATATCCAGCACCTTAATTGTTGTTGGGTATCATAGCTTCTATATCTGCTATGGCTTTAAATATTGGATAAAACTGCATTGGTACTACCGAATTACCTAGGCTTTTAATTCTGTCCACTGATCCGGGAAGCCCATGATAATTTCGCAATAGTTTGGGTTCAAATAAATTGGATCGTTCACGCCATTCCTCAACACTGAATATATACCTATTTGGTTCTTGGCTGTTGATCCTATATATCTGCTTTTCACGCTCCCTTTGTAATCGCTGGCTACTAGTGTTCGCAATAATCGCAACCCGTTCTCTGGCGTGAACTGCTCCGACATCGGCAGCCCTGTAACAACACCATCCAACATCATACCCCAAGTCGGCAAAATCCCGGAGTATTCCTCGAAAGAACCGTCCATCTTCACTTGTAAGTAACCCCCGTACATTCTCAGCCACAACCCATTTTGGTCTAATTTCGCCAATGGCTCTCCGGTACTCAGGCCATAAGTCACGTTCATCGTTAGACGCTTTACGCAATCCTGCAAGGCTGTGCGGCTGGCAGGGGAAGCCCCCTGATATGACTGTGAGATGTCCCCTCTCGATGCCGGACCGTCTATAAAAGTCATCTGCTGATAGCTCATGTATATCCCTCCATCTCGGCACGTCAGGCCAATGTTTTTCCAATACCTTTGTCGGATAGTCAGCCCATTCGCACTGCCCGACCGTCTTAAACCCTGCCCATTCTGCCGCTAAATCAAGCCCTCCTATGCCGGAGAATAAAGATAAGTGCGTTAATTCCATTTTTCTGTTTGGAGTAAAGAGCTCTTTATCCCGCGCGGAAAACTCTACTCCCTTCTTGTTTTAATTTGAAATTCCTAAAGAAAACATATCCATTTGGCTTATATGAGGCTGTAGCCGTCTGTCTGCCATCTTTTTATACTCTGGATTGATTTCAATCCCGATGAAGTTTCTAAAATTCCTTACTGCTGCCATGCCCGTTGTTCCGGACCCAAAGAACATATCAAGTACTATCCCCCCCTGCGGGCATCCTGCAAGGATACATGGAGTGATTAACTCTTCCGGGAAGGTTGCAAAATGAGCCTCTTTAAATCCCTTTGTGGCAACCGTCCAAACAGATCGCTTATTCTTTTTTTCTCTTGGTTCGTAAGCATTCCCTGATTTTGTTCTGTAAAATTGTTCTGGATTGGCGGTGTATTTATTCCCGCCGTATCTGGTTCTTCCAGTCCTATGGATCGTACCGTGTGACCCTTCTTCCGTGTCCCATCCAGTCGGTACTTTATAGTTTCCCTTATTTTTCCGTGTTCCTCCTGCAGTATTATCAAATGTCTCATTGTTACAGTAAGCTCCGTCTCTAAATCCGTTTGCCATTTCATCCTGCACGCAATGTTCCTTTATAATTTCGTTGTCATAGTAATAATGTGCTGATTTTGATAAAAGGAATATGTATTCATGGCTTTTGGTGCAGCGGTCAGTTACGCTCTCCGGCATTGGGTTTGGTTTGCTCCATATTATGTCCTGACGCAAATACCACCCGTCAGCGCGTAGTGCAAAAGCAAGCATCCACGGAATCCCGATTAAGTCCTTTGGTTTTAATGAATTTTCCGTCATATATTTTGTTCTTTGATATCTTCCGTCTTTTGGATTGCTCTGCTGCTGATGATTAAATATTTCATTGTCAACCGGATTTTTTCTGTCTCCTCCGGTACCAACGTAACTATCTCCGATGTTGATCCATAGTGTTCCTTCTGGCTTCAGCACCCGTCGAAATTCCCGGAAGACGCTTACCATATTTGCAATAAATAACTCCGGCGTTGTCTCCAGTCCTAATTGACCATCTACGCCATAATCCCGCAGGCCGTAGTAAGGTGGAGAGGTCACTCCGCAATCGACGCTGTCTGAAGGAAGAGTTTTGAGGATTTCCAAGGAATCACCGCAGTAGATATGATTAAGTAGCATTACACCGCCTGCCTTTCTCTCGGCTTAACATACTTGTGCGGCTTGCCTTTTATCATCACAACAACAATTCTTCCTCCTCTTTTCAACTCTCTGGCAGCTCTGCACATTTCGTTCCACTTGTCCGCAAGTTCGTCCCTCGGCTCTCCGTCAACTATGATCTTGTATAACCCCTTTGCTTTCGCGCCTTTCCTGGCATAGTTGCTTGCAGATCCTGCTGGGATACCTATAAGTGCAGCAACTTGCGCACAGGTTAAATTCTTTCCTAGAGTTGTTTCACGGCCGTTAAATGGATGTACCTTTATAACCGTATATGTATTCATTCGTCATCCTCCTCTGATTCCAGGATCTCGCCGTTACCAGTTATTTCGATCCCATATTCCCATCCGCTTGCAGGCTTGCCGTCCTTATTTACCTTCCGTCTCTTAGCAGGGGCTACAGTGTATCCGCTTTCGACAAATATCTTGGCAGCTTCTCCCCTGTATTCCGATTTTATTTTGTAAAACATTCTTGCACCTCCTATAAGCCCTTACTTAGCAGGGCACGCTCCAGGCTCTCCATATCCTGTGTTGTATAGCTCCTCTGCTGGTGGTTATTAAATTTATTTGGTGTAGGGGAACTTGATTTCTGCCTATCCCCCTTTTCCCAGGTTCTAACACATGCTTTCCAGTCCTTCATCTTATTTTTCCCAACCATCCATCCCTTGGAGGAATAGAAATCAATAAAGCCTTCTGGATCTACTTTGTTATTACGCTCCATGCAGTATGCCTTCACCTCTTCAAGAGACGGAGGAGCAAAGCGACTACTATTCTTTTTAATATCTTTATCTATATCTTTCTCTAACTCTATCTCTATCTCCGTTTCATGTAACGTTTCTGTAACGTTACAATCCGTTTCAAGTGCTAATTGCTTTTGTTTTTCCCTGAATTTTTTAACACGGTCCGTAGATTTAGCTTCTCCAAGCATCTTTTTTGTCTCGGTCATATAAATGGTCTTATCATCAAGAATCTCCATCAGCCCAAGATTCTGAAATAGCCGCACCGCATTTCTTACAATGTCTATATTGGTATTGGTTATAGTCGCAAGCATTAAGTCATCGTAAGGAATAAATTCGTTAAATCTTAAGCATCCGACATGGTCTATGCTTTCAAGGAGTAATTTCATGTAGAACAATACATAATCTTTGCCATTTTCCTGAGTGTTTTCAATGATGCGGATATCATGGCGTTTAAAGAAGTTTCTATCAAGCCGGAGCCAATAATATTTTTTTTCATCTGCCATCTAATCACCAACCTCTTCAATGGTTACTTCAATCCTTGGATTTTTGTTATCGCAAAAGAAATTATCAGTATAGCCAACAACATTTTCCCATCCGTCATTATTCAATACCCCAGTCTTTACAAGGCTATCCTGGATCACCTTGTGGGCAAAAGAAGAAATGTTGTCAAGGTCACGCCTTTTATTTGGCTCGTAGAACTCGTATTTCAGCCGTACAGGCTTTGTAATATGTACCTTGGGTAATTGCTGCCTGATCTGCCAAATAATCGTTTCCTCGGCATCTTTTTTCATCTTGGACCCTTTATATGGATTAGTGCGGTTGGCTGCCGTGTAATTGTTAAGCCCTTCCAGCCTCCCTAAAATAGTCAATTGATATTGCATGGTCCTCCTTCCCCCAGGGCAGTGGTCAGCTGCCCTGGATCAATATGTAATCGGATAAGGTGACATCGTGATATGTTATACTTATCCTTGAGGTGCTATAAATAAGATTTTCCAAATATTTTTATAAAGTCCTGCCTATGATGCGTTTCCTCAAACTTGCGTTGTGCTATCTCCTTCAGAAGAAGATCAAGCACCCGATTGTTATGTGCCCCAGTATTCCCCCGGTGATGTTCTTGGCATAGCCACACTTTCAATCCATGCTTTTCGCTTAATTTGCGATTTGCGGTACCGAAAAAGATATGATGATCCTCGATTACATAATTACTCCGTTCATTGTTATATGGAGCAAATACAAGGTTGTGCGCACATACATAGCATTCCTTTTCTGATTGTAAAATTGATTTTATACACCCCACCTCTCTTTCATCTGTCGTAATTCTTGCGGTGTAGCAGTCTCAATTTTTAACTCTTTGGCATCTGTCACTGTCCCATCAATTAGCAGGCTCATTTCGGCTGTGTCATATGTACTTGATCCTCTGTACACCTTGTAAAATACGGCATCATCTAAAAACTTTATAGGAGTACAATGGATAAATTCTTGCTCCAGCATATATTCAACGGGAGCGTTGGTTTTATATACCATTACATTCCCATCTGGGAGAATCTCAGGCTGCCCATATTTGCAGATTAAAATATTCTTTGATTTTGCCTTCGAGATCGTAAGTGCTTCTGCGATCTTGTCAGACAATACATGGAAATACCTATTAGCATCAAGGCTGCGCTTTTCCCGGTATTTATCAACCCGGATCCTTAGTTTTTCACAGCCTTTGAGCTTGTAATATTCCTCTATGATTTCGGACTTCTCATTAACCGTAAATGTTATTGTCATTTCGTTATCTAAAGCACCGGTCCCTACTGACTTGCCAGTGAATTCCATTTAACACACCCCTTTACCTACTCGGTGTCTTTTTTAATGCATCCATAACCCTAACAAACATTTCTTCCGTAATATCAGATAGGCTATCAACTTTATATCTTTCACAGATAGCATTTGCATCAACACCGGTTCTTCCTAACTCTTTTTCAATAGTATGGATTTTAACCTGTGGGATCTTCGCCTTAGCTATATCATCCATTTCTTTTTGTTGCTGCTTGGTTTGATGATCCGGTAATTTATTTTTGTTTTCGGGTTCTGGCTCACTTTTTGAGTTAGGATCAAAGGTGTCGTTTTCTGATATTTCAAAGGCTATCATGTAAAGATATCTCCTGGTATATGTTGCAAGTCCTCCGATATTCTGAATACCATTGGCTCCTTTGATAGCCACCTCTGCTAAAGGAAGCGAAAATTCAATCTTTTCGTCTAAATTCTCACAATTAATAAGGGTTAAAACTGCCTCTTCTTTATGTAATTGATAAATAAAGATTGTTTTATTCATAGATGCTATTTCATTGCACTGTGGCAGGAAATCACCAAGCTCAAAATATTTGAACTTTGAATATTCGTTTTGCCCTGTTTTTTCTATGCCTTTATTCTGGAGGTCTACCCTCATATTCATTAGTTTGGTATAAAGGTTGGCATTATCCATGTTAAATCCTCCTATAAGTACATCCTAAGCTTTCTAAGAATGCTACCAATGAATCTTCCATATCATCATCAATAATCACCTCATATCCAAGTACTTTCTTAGGTACTATAAAAGGCTGTTCATCGACTTGGAAAGCCGGCTCTTTGGCAACAAATGGATCCTCGTACAAATCAACCACTTTAATCTCTTTAGCAATCAATTCCTGCTCTCTTCTCATGTGGTTTTCCTGTTCAATACGTTTTACTTCTTCATCTCTTTTCCGCTGCTCTTCTCTTCTTGCTTCTTCTAAAGCTTTTCTCTCTTCATTGGCTTTGCGCTTTGCCTCTTCCTTGGCTAAAATCTCAGCCTTTTGTTTCTCATAATCATTAATTACCTTGATGGCATCAGAAAGCCGCTTCGTTGCCTTATAAGCCGCTATGGCCTTATCCTCTGCTTCGCTTGACATAGCCTTTATTGTGTCGATATCAGATACACGGTTGCTTATAGCCGTGTCAATATCGGATTTAATGGTCTTAAAGGAAGTTGCTGTGTTAAGCCACTCCTGGATAAATATTTCATCGAACGTTATTAATTCTTCGTTTCCGGCAGCTTTTACAGAAAAATAATCACGTGCTTTCTGTTTCTTTTCTTCCTTCTGCTTAAGTTCAAATTCCTTGACCTGTTTATCCATGGGAATAATTACATCTTCGAGGATACCAACAACCTCTTTGCACTGCTTTTCAAAAGTGTCATATGGCTCCATAAACTTTCTCTTGTAATCTATTCTCACCCGGTCAATATCTTTTTGATATGATCTAAGGTCAGCAATATCAACCTTAGAATTTTTAACAGTATCCTCAGTCACAATAATTCCTTTGTAAGTGTCTGCTTTCTTTTGAGCTGCCTTCTTTATCTCTTCAAAATTACTCGTAATTACTCCGGGATGCTGGCTTACTTTGACCGCTAATTCACTCATCTTCTATATCCTCCAATTCTATATTTTCTTCATGCTCAAAGCGCTTCCTGAGCCGCTCCATGCGCTCCTGCTCATTTATTATGTATTGCCCTATACTCTCGTTATCTGGTACTGTCATGTTAAACCACCTCTTTTGGATCCTTATCCCTTTTATAGGGAGGAAGCTTAAAGCCTAGAATATCTGCTATTTTTTCATTTGAGACATAGTCATTTTTCATTACCATTGTTTTTAACACTTCCGACCTAGTCTCTGTATCAAGTAATACCTCAAGCCTGCTGTATGGTATATTTACCATTAATTCATTTTCACCCATTATCCTGATCCTCCATTTCCTCTATAGCCTTAACTTCTTCCTTATATGCCGATAGCTCGAATTTAACCGTATACTCCACCACGTATGACACAATGCCGTCTGGGTATACATCCGTTATGATACCGGGGGTACCTTCTGGTACATCTTCGTTTTCTGCCGTGGCTATTACAGCCTGTCCTACTTTATACATCCTTACCGTCCTCCTTTGGATTTTCGAATTTTACAATCTCCAGCGGAGTTTTGGCAGAAATATAGATCTTACCCTTTGTATAGTCTCTAGCAATGGAACTGCCGTACATCACCTGGACGCTGGAACTGCCGCACATCCTCTGGACGCTGGAACTGCCGTACATCTCCTG